TAAAAACCGATTGGACAAAGAGTACATCGAACCGTGTAAATTGAAATTTGAACAATATATGGAGAAGATATCTATATATGTAACAACATTATATCCTACTATCGACAACGAAAATAAACACTCTGTATATATAAAACACACAGTAACATTGACAAATTATCTTATAAAAGATAATAATTGGTTAGCTATCATCAATGATTTTGATCTTATGGAAAGTATGTTTTACTACTTTTCTCAAGCATTTGAGATTTTGTCATATCATTTGAAATATGTTAGGTCTGTAAATAATTTAAACCTAGAAACATATAAAAATTACGAGATAATGATTCGTAACTTGAACAAAATTAAAAGATATCTATATGTTGTGTATCCCAACAATTACAATGTAAAAGAGTTAAGTATGATGGCAAAGTTCAAAAACATAAAGAAGATATATAAGAGAAACAGATCATCCCTTATAGCATCTCTAACACGACCAAAAGACGAAACTTACGCAATCCAATAAAAAAATTTGATTAGATCAATTTCCACAGTATCCAATATACTTAACTATGGAGAACTACAAACTCGCTGTTCAGGAGTTCAACTCTATCAAGAGCTTCAACATCGTATTACCAGAAAATGTTGCTTTGTACGATAAACTTTGTAAATATACTGATGTAATGTTGAAATTGAAAGACATACTATCTAAATACGAAATTATCAGGAAAAGTACAGGAGAAGTCGATAATGACGTATCCACGGAAATATGCCGCTTCGTAGTACACATCAATCAATTGACCAACGAAGTAAAAAAATTTGAAGAAAATGATATGTACTTATATTTCTGAAAACCAATTAAATATAACTTTACAATTATAATAAAAAATATGGATATTGAATCACAACAAGAACATATATGTAAAAATCAACAACTATTGACTTGTATAGGCGGGTGTGTGTTGATGCTACTTTTTTCGGCGAATCTGGTTCATATGATGTTCTTCAGTTGTTAAATTTTATTATTTACACCCTTGAAGATTTAAAATGGAACATTTTATACTCAACAAGGTTGGGTTTTTGTACCCCTGTGTAAAATCAATAGTAGGAATCTCACCTACGATGGTCTAACTTTTTCCACATTACTTGTTTTTAATGCGGTGAAAGACGAAATGTTGAAACACTCTGGGCGTTCTTGTTTGTCAATCCAACATTTTGTTATGTTCATTATGTTGATTGCAGAGTTAGCGTCTCGTGTCCTGAAAACGGTTTGTTTGATTTGTGGTCTCACGCATCCAGAACATGTCAACAGACGAAACGGTTTAAATAATATGCATTCGAAGAATATAAAAATGGAAGTTTCTGAGTTTATGTTTAAAAAGACAGCGATATGTATAGCAGGGAGTATACGTGGTTTTTCTCGACAACCGTATAGGGAAGGAATATCAAAATTGTTGAGTGAGATACCAAATGCTGACATCTATATAATGCTGAAGACTGAAGATATACCTGAAATCAAGAGTATTTTGAACTGTGACCAAGGCGTAAAAGAGTTTATGAAGACGATACAACTTATGCGATTGAACATAAAAAAAATTGTGTTTTTCAATAGATTTAAAGACGACTATGTGAATGGATCGAGGTATTATTCGCAACTGAAGAACATAAATATGTGTTTTGAGATGGCAGAATCATATAAGAAGTATGATTACTATATGAGATTGAGACCGGACTTTGTGTTTGTAAGGTTATCTTTACCAAAAAATATTAATGATAATGTAGTTTATACGGGGATAAAGAATGACGCCCCCGGAAGTGATATGTGTTTCTTCTTCTCAAAACACCTCAAAGACACTTGGTGGAATAAACAAGTCCTACATATACAAAATCCAAGAAAGTTGTTATTAGATTACGTCATTTATGATAACGTCAACGTAAATAATGGAGAGTATATTTTTGGTGGATTGTTGAGACCTGATGGACAGAAAATATGTATATGGAGTAATGAGAAGGAACCATTAATGAATGACTTAGACAACGTTACTCTGTCGGACAAATCGTATCTGGAAAAAGAATTTTTAGATAAAATTATGAGTAATATACGATGTTATGGTATAGAGTGTTCGCATCACCAAATAATTATATAAACACTATTTACTTAATTGTAATTGTGTCATTATGAAGTATTTTGAGAACAATAATTGTTATTTCATTGTTGGTAACAATGCTAACGAAAATTGGAAATTGCTAGAAGAACGATACGAGAACGATGTATGGATACACTTGAAACACTTGACATCACCACACGTGTTTGTGTGCCTAAAGAATATGTTGGATGACGTATCAAATGACGATATATTGTATGGATGCACATTGTGTAAACAATTCTCAAAATATAAGAATGGTAAAAAAAAGCTACAATTTAATTATACGGAAACGAAGAATGTGGAAAAAGGGCGAAGTGTTGGTAGTGTTGTGATCTTATCACCACCAAAAGTAATGACGATATAGAACGGTATATTATGGTAAATTATGGTATATTATGGTATATTATGGTATATTATGGTATATTATGGTAAATTATGTTTAGTTGAAACCTATTGATTTGTCGATAGTACGGAAGGAGGTTAATTTATGTTTTGTATAATCATTGAGGAACTTGAATTTAACGGGTAATGAGATGATGCTTTTGGATTTAGATTCGATATCATTATGGAAAGAAGATGAAGAACGAATTATGTCAGACTTTAGGAGGACGCCTACGGTTAAACCGCAAGCAAAAGATGAGGTTATATTGATTGTCTCCAGATTTTTATTTTGATTTGATAAAATAAAATTTGATTTAGTCTAAATTAATACATTTATGTTCAAAGTATCTTTAAAATATATATATTAAATATGAATCGATCTATTGTTCAAGCAAATGTTAATCACAATCTTTTCGTATACAAAGCTAAAAACAAAAAATTTACTATCATTACGAAAGTAATAGAAAAACAAGACAAAGTCATCATCAAACGAAATATTATATGGTATGATCACAAAACACAAAAACATAACAGAAAAGTGGAACTTCACACTTTTGATTGTTTTGATGACGACCATTGTATCAGGACAACAGATATGTCTTTGAACTCAATATTAGATGGTAAGTAGTTTGACGAAATGGATGAAGACGATATTGAGTTTCATTTTATAAATTAGTTTAAGTAATAAATATGAATATAGTAATTATGATAAGAAAGATACTTAAAAACGTGTATATATCTGTATACGAATACACAATTAGATGTCAACTTTCTTTTTTTCAAGTATACTTAAAGAAATATATCAAGAAGCATATCAAATACAGAACAAAGAACACTCTTGAATACAATGGATTAGTGACTTATAACAATAATCATTATGATGAGTTTCAATTCGTAAACAAATTATTAACAAATCATTCACTAACAATAGTAGATAATATGTGTGGATTTCTGGAAAAAATGCATGATGTATCCAAGAACTATGATGGTAACATATATATTGATAGTAATAGAGATACAATCATTGATGATATTACAAATTATATATATGTTACAATAAAACCATTGAATTACTTTTACGAAATAGAATTATTACTAAATGACATTGTAAAATTCAGTTTTGCTCAATACGAAACTTTCGATACGAGTATGTTGACAGCAAAAACAAAAATACACGAACACTTGGTATCACGTCTTCCTGTATTTATTCTTTGTGTATCACTACTTATGTCATTGAAAGTAATTGAATTATTTGTTGATAACAACACAAAATATATTTATATAAAAGTATCGTTAATGTGTGTGGCGTATGTAACATCAATATATTTGGTGTATTTGAGAGTGTTCCAGAGTATAAGAGCCGACACCAAACGATTGGCAAGTAATATTTATATAATTCACAAAAAGAAGTTATACAAGACTATGCTAGATGAATACAATCATTCGCATCAATTTTATAATGAAATATTTAAAGTCTAAATATTAACTTTCTGTAAAATTGATGAAATACGATGATATTAATAATATGTTTTTTTATATAAAATAATCATATGAAGTCTAAAGCTGTTCTTTTTGGTATCAATTACGTTCAAACGCCATCGGCGAGATTAAAGGGGTGTGTGAACGATGTTAAAAATATGGCCTGTTATTTGAAAGAGGAGGAGAATTACGACATCGTAAAGGTGTACACAGATGAAGACGACGAACAAAAGACCAGAGCGAGTTCTATCATTAATACACTGTATAAACTCGCACAAGAATCTCACAGATACAGACTACGTAGAGTATGGATTCATTTTAGTGGACACGGATGTTCTTTCAACGACCGTAACAATGACGAGACAGATGGATATGACGAATGTATAGTACCCTCCGACTATTATCGTTCGGGTGTTATAACCGATGATCTCTTAAAACGTATACTAAGACAATTTAATAAGAACACCAATGTGGTTTGTGTCTTTGATTGTTGTCACTCAGGAACAATAGGTGACTTAAAGTATGTTTACAAGGATAATTACAAAATACCAGTTAAAGATAATAAATTATCTAAATGTTCTGCGAATGTGTGTCTCATTTCGGGTTGTATGGACAATCAAACATCCGCCGACGCATACAACGTGATTGGTCGTCACCAATTTTCGGGTGCAATGACAACTTGTCTTTTAGCTGTTATTCGTCAGGATAAACGTCTTCTTAATGTGATGCAGAATCTTAGATATATGTTATTAAGTAAACGATTCACTCAAATACCTCAATTGTCATCATCATTTATCATTCCTGAGAACTATTGTCTGCAATGATTTTTATAATTTACTTCTTTTAATTAATTTATCTCTCATTATCTCATAGTATAATATACGTTCTTTGTTTTTATTACAATCTACTATATCAAAACATAGATCGTTAATCAAATGGTTCTTAGACATACTATTGCATTTATATTTATTCAATTGATGGTTTACAATACAATCTTTAGTATATTGCTTTCCAAAAAATAATCGAATAGTATCCAAGTTGTTATAGTATTGACAATCGATTATATCTGTTATATGTTGTTCACCATATATCTTTTGAATACTATTCATTAGATACTCAAAAATATACTCTTTTATTTCCACTTTTATATAATCCATATTCTCCAAATATCTCTCAATATTCTTGTAAATGTCACTACCATTCACAACTTCATACTTTTTTAAAATCATTCTATAAGTATATAACAATACATTCAAATTGAATAAAGTATTATTTATATTTACAAACTCTAAATTAATTATAGAATTATCTAATTTGTATAATCGGTTATTCTCACACTTTACATCTTTATTAATTAACTTGTCAAAAGTAATTTCACATTCTTCAAAACAATATTTAACTAATTTCAAATCTTTATGCTCTTTCTCTTTCGATACAACTAAGTTCTTTCTATCAAATATGAACGGTTGCCAATTTCCATCCAGTTTCATAATTATCACTACATAATCTATTATATCACTTATAATTATCCATTCTGTTGTTCCGTTGATGACAAACAAACTTCTTTTCATATCCCAGATACATTGTAGTCCGTGTTGAGAATCAGTAGTAGTACCAACAATATGATTGCTAACGTATAAGTTTTTTTGGTGTAGAGTAGCAAAATAGTTCATAAGTTTGGTGAAGTTGATGGAGTGGTTGTTAGAGTGAAAAAGAAAAGATAGGTTACACGTTTTGTTATATAATTTATTTAATTTGTCCATTAATAAGTCAAAGACTTTTATTGTGCCAGATAGGACACTTCTTGTGTTAACACGGTATGTCTAGACACCTTTGCCAAATGTATCCTATCCGTCTTCCTCACATTCACCTCATACGACTCTATCGACTTCCGTATATCATTTATTGTATATCCATTGAATAACACTTTTATCGTGTTACTTAACGTGTTGTCTGCATAAAGACCACCTTCTGTGATACGTTCAATTAAAAACTTTCTTGGAATACGGGATAAAGAGTCTGTTATGACTTTACGAGAGTAATCGTTTAGAACTACATCATACGCTTCATATATACCAGATGTCTTGTATTTGTTTAATAATAATCTTCCTGTTATGGTGTTGTAGTAATTGATATCTTCGTCTGTCATAATATTATCGTTGTCAACTAACAATACATTAATGAAGTAGTTTCGTGGATTGATGTGAATAATATTGTGTTTGTCGTATAAAGCGTGTGTGTACATCAATGCGATTACGTGTTTCATAGATGCGTATGTATCCGTAGATTTAGCTAATTTCTTTTCCACGTCGAATATAGTCTTGTATACGGTTTCGTAATTCACATCTTCTCTTCGATCATTGAGTGATTGTACTGTTTGTTTAGTCTTAAACTCGTTGAATTGTTTTTGGATTTTATCGAATGTGTTTTTTGGTGCACAATGATTCAGTTTCTCACTCTTTCCAAACATATAGAGTATGAATGCAAAATACGATGTTGGATCTTTATACTTTTTAATAATTGTTTCTATCAGTTTATCTGTATTCCTAAACATAGTAGAAAACGATTCATCAACATCCATAAGTTTCAGTAACACATTCACACGTGATTTGTAATTCTTAATAGTGTGTTTGTTTTCGACGTGTTTCTCAATTGTTTCGTAAGCGTCTTTTTTTGTGAAACAATTGATATTATCATTAATGTTTGTAATTAAAGCTGGATTGTAAGTTGATATGTAAGGTTCAAGTAATTTAAGTTCGTCTGCAGTCCAGTTGTATTTCTTGATAACTTGAGGACTGATAGTGTTTCTGCGGCCAGCACGGAGATCACGAATGAAACGTTTCTTGGAGGCTTCCATTTAATTATGTAATATTTTACTTATTCCGTTAATACGTTCGATATTGACGACGGTATCTGCACAGGATTTGATTTCCTCTAGATGAGTGACTAGTACGATTTCTTGGTATATTTGTTTCAAATTTTTTATTAATATGGGGACATTCAATAAATTGTATTGGTCGAAACTACAAAAACCTTCGTCTATGAACAATTGATTGCATCTAAAACGAGATATACCTACTGCAGACAAAGCCAATCGAAAGCTAAGGCTTACAGCGAATGACTGTGCACCAGACAGTTTCTCCATATTCACTACGTTCCCTTCGTCCTTTACTGTAAACATAATATCTGTTCCATCCGTCAAATCAAACCCCAATACCAATTGTCTGTTACTAAACAACGTGTTCAGTATCGAATTTGTCTTATTCACTATCACGGGTAACACCTTTTCATTATAAATCCAAGTTTTATACTTCGAAAACGTATCCACAAAGTGTGCGAACAATGGTATACGTCTCTCTAACATCTCTATAGTATCCTCCATCCTCATACTAACATCATTATACTCGTCTTCTTGTAATTTTGTTGATTCAAGACAACCAATTTTGTGTTGTAGATTGATTAAATCGTTGTTAAGGTGTTCGGTAAGAGTCTTTGATTTGAGTTTTAGGTTCTTGTAATACTTTAGTTTTGTTTGTGTAATATGAAGTTGTTTAAGAGTGTTATGACCCTTGTTACATTTGGATTGATAATCCATTATTTCCACGATAGACTTTCCAATATTAATACGTTCCATCCTCTTCTCATCAACAATCCTATTATGTTTCTCATATTGTTCATTATAGTCTTCATTCTTCTCAATCAATAGCTGAGTATCCTCCCAACTCTTCTTCTCCCCTTCCAATTCCTCCATCTTCTCCACCAATGGCTTCTTCTTCTCATAAATTCGCCATTTTTCGAGTTTATCAAGATTATCTCTGTAATTTAACACAACCTTCGCTTGATAAGGTTTATTAGAACCGAAGTTTTGTGTACAAGCCCAGCATTCGGGGTTATTAACGAAGTTGTTAGGGATTGAGGTGTTTTTGTAGGATTGTTTGGATAATTTGATTAATTCTTTTTCGGTCATATCTTTGTAATCGTTAATGAATTCGGGTTCTTCTAGTTCATCAAAATCAGGCTTCTCGACAATTACAATCTTTGCTGTTTTCTTTTTGAATAATTTGTATTCTTGTTGGAAAGTGTTGTAATCGTCGATTGTGTATTGAGTTGTTTGTTGAGGTTTGTTGGAGATAATATTATTTAAATTATACTTTGCATATTCGTATTTATCTGTTGCTTCTCTAAATTTCACTATCAATTCCTTAATATTCTCATCTTTATATAAAGATACCAATTGTTTAACTTTATCTTTATCAGCTAACTTCGTGTTAGTGTCTTCTGTTTCAACCTCAAACTGAGAAGCAGATAAATCGTACAACTCGAACATATTCACCTTATCCTTTATACTAACACCAAGCACGTTCAATTCTCTTATCAACTCTCTTTCCATCTCCAACAACTCATCAACCGTCTCTAACGGTTTATCAACAGTCTCAATCCGCTTAGATGGAAATACAGGCAATGAATTATAAAGGTTCTGGTGTTCTACCAAATCCTCCTTTATTTTAGAACGTTTGATAATAAGTTGTTGATACTTATCATTATCAAAGACTGTATTTGGTTTTTTAGCATCGAGAAAGGTAGTGAGATGGTTTTTGAGGTCACGATATTCTTTTCTGGTATCGTTTATCACATTACAAGTCGCATTCACAACCTTCATATTCAACACACTATCCAATAACTCGTTCTGTTCGTTCGGTTTCAACTTGAAGAAGTCGTTGTCAAAATTTTGTGTTATCATAGTCGAGAGTAAGAAGTCCTGTAGAGAACATACATTATCACTTATCCAACTATTCACAACTCTATTACCAGTCTTTATAAGAATCTTGTTTTCATACAGCTCAATCTTATTCGATCCTAAACGCTTCACACTCTTATTACGCGAATCACTATACTCGTGAAATTCTCGAATAACAGTGTATTCGTTGTTATTTAACACAAATGATATACGTACTGAAGAACTATCAGTGTTAGGTGGTTTGCGTTTGTTGAGGATTGAGAGAGCGGTGTTGCGGTTGTATCGAGATGGTATGGTTTCACCGAATAGACCGAGTACGATACACTCGAAGAACGCTGATTTACCATATCCATTAGGTGCATTAATCAATGTTATTTTGTTGTTGGAGAACTTAAATACGTTGTTTGTACCGAATGCGAGTATCCAGTCAAATCGTACAGATACAATTCGTAATGAATTTTGAGACTTAGAAGTCGTATTGTTGGATTTGGTACTCTCAATCTTCTTATCAATCTTATCATTCTTTGTCGTTATCAAAGCGTTTATCTGTTCAGGTAACAGACTGTTTGGAGTAATTTTGATGGACTCAATGTTTTTGAACAAATTCTGCCAATCTGGGTTAGACTCAAGTATCGTTTGATTCCCATTACTCTTAAAGAACTCAATGATAGTATCACTACAAGTCAAGTCCTTCAAACTAGATTCCATCAAAGTCTCCTTATTATTCTCTTTTAATTCCGTCATACCCGTCGTAAACAAATCGATTCGTGATTCAATCCCATTATCCATTAATCGTTTTTCCACTTTTAAACGAACACTTGATGTGTCTGTTGACTCCTTGCAGTACAGACGAATATGAAGCTCTTTCGGTAATAATTCACGCTCAAGAAACATATCAAATGGTTCATAATTGTCACCCGTTATATACAAGTTATCTTTCTCACCAATACGCATATTCGCTCGAGCAAAATCATTCATCACGTGATACCTCTCTAATTTTATTTTGTTGTTCTTATTTATGTTCCATAACAGAAAGCCGTGGTTATAAATACTTTCACCAAAGTCTTGTTGTACTAGAGAGCCTGGGTAACCGTAGTAAAGGTTGTGTTTTTTGCTGTACTTTGCGGATTGTAGATGAACGTCGCCAAGGAGTACTAAATCGTAGTCTTTGAACCATTCCACGGGAACACCGGAGGTTGCTTTGGTGTAATTGTGAAGAGTACAATTCATAACCGTAGTGTGACTGATTGCGATATTCAATCGGTCGGGTGACGGTTTAGGAAACTCTGGTAATGTATCTACCATTCCTGATCCAGCACCTCTTTGTAACATATCTCGAATAGACACCACACCAAAGTATAGATTACTATCAAACTCGAAACTGGTAGTATTTTCGATATAATGGACATTATCGTGATGTTTACTATGTAACAATGCTTTGATAAGGTCGTTGTTTTTGTCGTCGTTCTCTTGAATGAGGTCGTGATTACCTTGTATGATAAAGACGGGCATCATATCAGCGAGAGAGTAGATGAGTTTGTAGAATAATAGGATACCATTGGATGATATCTGTAGTTTATGATGAAAGAGGTCACCACATATAACAGTAATTGATTGATTGGGTGTGTGGAGAGACTTGATATCATTGATAGTAGTCTCGAATACCTTCCAGTATTCGGTGAATCTAGACTCGGTGTAGTTGCCTTTGCGGATGTGGATGTCTGCAAGATGGAAAATTTGAGAAATCATCTTTCGTATTAACTATTTATCTAATATTAAATTCAAATTTTAAAATAGATAATCGATAACTGACTTCAACACTAATAAGTAACCTACTTTGAATTGTGTAAAGAACATTTCTACATATTTCACTGCGTTGGTCTGGACGTGCAACTGTAGACTCACTAACTGGATACACACCGAGTTCAATGCGTTCTTACCACGACACTCCATATAGTCCTGTAGATAAAGAATCCCATTGTATGACACAAAGAGAATGATCGACACTACGAAACTAGCAAAAAGGAAGCGTCCTGACAGAGTCATGTTCTTTAACAGACTGACGGACGAACTCGAGTCAGGCGAGATAAAACCTTCGTGTAGGGAGGGTTCGTTTAAAAATTGTTGCGCGGCTGCGTAAGCTTTTTCTAAGGAACCGTGAGTGCCTCTAACGTTGGGTCGAAACACAAAGGCTCTGGCGTTGTCCCCAGCACGCCTGAACCCCACTGTAGACTCCCAGTTGAATACAATACCCACAGAACGAGGTTGGTCTCTTATCTCTTTAGATGTGCTTGATGCTGGCGCGCGTATCGCGTATATTTTGGAACCACGAGGTTCCGTTTCACCGAAGATATCCTTTATTACATCACACTCGTCGGTGTCATCTTGAACCTCCTCATCAGATTCTGTACACAGTTCGTGTGTCTCTGTCTCCACAAGTCCTGTGGAATACACCAAAAAACCTCTAATAACTAACCAAAAAAGGAAGCAAACCACTTTCGTTTCTTAGAAACAAGCTCAGTGTCCTCACTAGAAGTTGCTTCGGTGTCCTGAAAACTGGAACAGACCCCGTCATCGTTCTTGTCGCTCTTTTTCTCTACATACTCTTTACCTTTAGACACGAGTTCCGTCTTGTCTGGTGTGGAAATGTAGTTGTTAAAGTTAATGTTTTTCTTCGTAGAGGTCGCAACAGACGGAGGAGAAGACGACTGAAACTGGAGGGGAGTAGAAAGTACAGGTTTCTGTTTGATACTGTAAGCATGTTGTTGCACAGTCATATTGGCCAGCATACTGGTGCGTTCTTTCTTCTTGAGTTCGTACTCAGTCTTCCAAGTGTCTTCAGCAACCTGTATTGAAACAAAAAAGACTCTTAACACACCCGTAAAAACAATCAGATGACGGTTAACTGAGTGGTGGTGTGTTTACCTTCATATAGTTGCTTCGTGCTCGCCTGAACTGTTTGATTTGCTCGGTGTTACACTTGATTTTGTAGTAGAAACGATTGAAAAACTCAATCGTCTCGTCGTCATCAGAAGGGATACTGTCCCACAGACTCGTTAGGCTTGCCTGACTCAGTGTACACTCGAAGGTCTGTTGTTCCCCATCTACGTCGGTGAAACTAAAAGTTCCTGTAAAATTCGTTTTGTTTTTGATAGCATTCGATATCACGGCTTTCCATTTGGGTAAGTTTTTCTTTTCAATTACAGGTATGTCGTCTTCCACAGGCTGTGACTCCATTGTGTAATAACCGTTTTAACCTAATTTACTCACCTAAACACTACTAGGTAATAATCTAAAAATATCTCAAAGTATCTCAAAATTAACAAGAATATACCTAGTTGTCACAGATAACAGATACCTAGTTGTAACAGATAACAGATACGTAGTTGTAACAGATAACAGATACCTAGTTGTCACAGATAACAGATACCTAGTTGTCACAGATAACAGATACGTAGTTGTAACAGATAACAGATACGTAGTTGTAACAGATAACAGATACGTAGTTGTAACAGATAACAGATACATAGTTGTAACAGTCGATAACAAACTAAAAATAGGAAACAGATTCATTTTGTATGGGAAACCTGTCCTCAAGGACACTGTCTGCAATTTTCTTCGATATGCCTCCCAAAGATAAACAAACCTTTGTACCAGTGAGTGAAAAATGTCAGGCTCTCGAGAAGAAACTCAAAGAAATCTTTCAGGTAGAAGGAGATGGAAAGGACATTCCACAGAAAGACTACGTGATCGTATGGGACGAAGAGCAAAGACCCAAACGTGGATACTTCACTTTTAACAAGAACAAACGGATTGTTGGAAAAGTAGATACAATTTGCACAATGTTTACAGTTTACTACTATTCGAAAGATTCCTTCGAGCCAGGGGACGTTGTCTCGGGTGAACACAATAAGAAAGAAGTCTTCTTCAACGTGCTCAAGGAACCCATCGACTCTTGGGGAGCCGACTTCAAGGAACTCTTTGATGACACTGGTGTCTTGAACAAGAAAACCAACTACTATAACGGATACATCGCAGGAAAGAAAGAATCTGTTACTGATGGAGACACTGACTCTAATGCCGGTTCTACTGAAAAGAATAGTCTTTCCGTGCAAGTCAAGAACCTTCTGGAGGAGATCAAGGTCAAGAACGAACAACTCGTAGAGTCGCGTGAAAAAATTGACGAGTTACTTATCAAGACCGAAGAGTTCGCTAACTGGTGGAAGACTTTCGTAAAATAGATAACGGTTATATATACCAGTATGTGTTACCCCCGTCATCATCGTTGGAGAACGTTTGTAGTTAGAAGCAACTACAGTTTTTGAAATACATAGCCGTATAGGAAATGTAGAACACGATCGTAAATTATCTTTTTGATGTAATATGAAAAAGTACACTATTTGAAAGTCAAAATATCTAGTCTACTGATCAAACGAAACTGTCACTGAGTCACCATTCGGGACTCCATCAGGTCACGATGACACCACTCTGTAAGTTAGATACAACACATTTGATAGTGACATTGCGTTACAATGATTCTTTTTAATGTAATAAAGAAA